CTTTATAGAGTGGCTTAATTAACTCTTGTAATGATAGTAGAAAATGAAGAGTAATAAATAGAATGTACAATTCCTATTAGAATTACTCTTCAAACTACTATTGAATTTTTAATTTAATCATTTAATTATGAAAGAACCAGATTTTTATGTTAGACCATTCCATACACTTGATTATGATTCAAAAGTATATGATATGAAAGGAAATATTGCTTTTGAATTTATTAATGTGTCAAGAGAAGAACAAGGTAAGATATTATATAGATTAAATGCTATAAATAAAGATACAGAAGAAATACCTGATTATAATCCTATAAATTATTATCCATCAACTTCTATTATTACAAGAAATCATGGAGAAAGATTCATTATGATTAGAGGATGGAGTAATTTAACTTCAAATTATCAATTTAATACTAATAGAGCTTCTGAAATTCAAGAAAATTTAGGAAATTGGTTAGTAGAAAGATTGAGTTCTTAAATTTAAAACAAATAAATATGACTATAACATTAGCAGAATTAAGAAGAAGAAAATTACTTTCTCTTGATGAAAGAAGATATTTAAAAAGTTTAGATTATCATAAAGTATTATGTATTAATTCTGTTGGAGAGAGAATTTGCATTCATTTTTTTCATATTAATGAAATCAATAGTGTAATAAAAGAACTTGAAGAACTAATTGATAAAACACCAAATGATATTTATACTAAAACAGGTAAAACTGTTGCTTTTACATTAGCCACATTTATTAGTTTTAAATTCAAAGCTGTAAGAAATAAGAAATTATTAAAACCATTACCACATCATAAAGAATTTGAAAAATCTTTTGATAGTAAAAAAACATATTTGATTTTAGATAACCAAACAGGTTATTATAAAATAGGAAGAAGTATAAATCCTCTAAATAGAGAAAAAACTTTAAAAGCTGAACAACCAAATATTACTTTAATTTATACTTGTGATGTAGATATAGAAAATTATTTACATAAAAAATATAAACATAAAAGAATAAGAGGAGAATGGTTTAATCTAACAGAATTTGATGTAAAAGAAATTGAAGAAATTTACTTTTTGAAGAACAAAGAACCAAATATTTAAAGAAACTTCATAGTTATAGGTCTTTCACAGAGTGATGAAGTTTTGTTTCTTGTCTGCATGGCAGCGAAGAAGAACTTCGTGAGCAAAGTTATAAGAAATAAAATTAACAATCAAGTATTTTCATATCAATATAAAAATACTTATTAACAACTTTTTAAAATGGAAGAATTAGTATCATATCTAACAGCTAAATTAGCTAAAGATAAAGGATTTGATATATCAACTCAAGATAAATACCAATTTATTAATTGGGAACATCCTGAAATGGGTACAATATTAAATCAGGGAGAAAGAAGATTTGGTGGAATATCTAATTGGAATCATTCTTGTTTTCAAGATAAATATAGACAATATGTATCAGCACCTACCCAAAGCCAATTGCAAAAGTGGTTAAGAGAAGTTCATAATATTAATGTCTGGTGTTTTATTGTTGATGAAAATATATGGTTGAACAATATAGCTTCACATAATTCTCCTATTCAAGGAAAATATGAAGAAGTATTAGAAATTGGACTTCAAGAAGCACTTAAATTAGTTATAATTCCATTACCTTCTTTAGATGCTGGTAATTAACAAATCCTTACAAACATTATGAACTTTGAAACTGTAGTAATATATAGTGATGATGACATTATAGATGTCATACATGGTAAAAATTCTGAATTATTAAGAACTCTTAAAAAACATGAAACTTGGGAAACCATGATGGAAGAGCTTGATGAACATAATAAAGAACCAAAAAATATTAATGAACTTTTGTTAGAGCATGAATCTTCATTAATAAATAATCCTTATTCTATCAGAATAAAATTATTTAAAAATCAAAATTATAAACCTTAAAAATAACACAGATGAAAAATCTTAAATTTTTATTACTAACTTTAGTAAGTTTAGTAATATTCTCTTGTTCAACAGATGAAGTTGCAAGAACCTCTTCTGAAAATCAATTCAAAGTAATTGTTTCAGCAAGTATTACAACCAATAACTGTAATACAATTACAAGTCCTTATATTGTTGATACTCAATTTATATCTGACAACAATATAGAAACATTTACTAATACAGGAAGTAATCCTTCTCAAATTGATTATGAAAAAGTATTAAGTGGTAATGTTATTGGAGTTAAACTTAAATTACCAGCATTCAATAATGCTAATGCAAATTCAGGTAAAGGTATAGCTGTTCAATATGTAACAATTAAAATAATAAATGTTCAAACTGGAGAAGTAGTTTTAAATAAAACACATACTCAAACTTTCCAATTGTTTATTTGTATTGATACTATTTATGATGGTACATTGTTATATAATACTCAAACAAACACTTATACTATAACAAAAAGTGAGTGGCAATTTTAAAAAAATATTAAAATTAAATAAATAATTATGAAAGAAGTCTTAAAAGTTTTTGGAGTATTGGTAGTTATATTATCATTATCCTTTTTAATTGGATTATCAGTAAGAAGCTGTAATCAAGGTGTAAAAGCTACACACATAGATGATGCAACCATTGTTTATGAAGAATATCAAGAGATATTCAATACTTGTTCAAAATTGAATACTGATTTAGGTAATATGCAAAGTTTACCTGAAACTGATAAAATGTTTGAACAATTTAGTAAAACTCAAAGAGTTAATACTATAAAAACTCAATTAAATCATTGGGTAGAGGTTTATAATGGTAAATCTAAAATGTGGGGAAGAAGTTTATGGAAATCCAATGAACTACCATATCAATTAGATGTAAATCAATTTTCTAACTATAACAAATAAAAATTATGAAAAAGATATTTTTAATATTAGCATTAACATTTTTATTATTTTCTTGTGAACAACAAGGAAGAAATAATAAATCAGCTTTACATGAACAAGCTCAAACTGAAGTAAATCAACAACAATTGAATCAAGTTCAACCAGCTCCAAGAATTACATGGTCATTAGAAAGAGATAATCTTATTAAGAGATTCAAACTTCAGAATGATAGAACAGTAATGTTTTATATGTATATTTTTATTGAAGGAGTTCAAGACCCAATTGGATATTACCAAGTTAATAAAATTAGTTCTGTTAATTCACAATTAACTAATACTGAACAAATTATAAAAAATTCTTCTTATGAAGCTGGGTCATATTCAGTCTTACCAAGTCCTGCTGAAGATGGTAGTTATGGTACAAATGGTGATGCAGTATTTGGTTTTACACCAGAAGATATTTATATAGAACATAATATGAAATATGTTGTATCTACTGTTCCATTATCATTTAGAAATCCTGTTAATAGATTAACTATTATATCTGTTAAGGACCAAGCAAGTTTAAAAGTCTTAATGGACAAAATAAATTAAAAATATAAAAAACATAAGGTATATTACTTTATGTTTTTTTATTATATAACCCTATTTCAAAACCCTCACTTATTTGTAGCATTACAATAAAGTTTCTCTTTTAAGAGTATTGTAGTTCAAGGACATTAGAGTGTGAATATTAACCCAACATAAAATTATTAACAATGACAAAGAGAAACAGAATATTAGTAGGAAGATTAGTAGCTTCTTCTAATAAGATAAGAAACATTATGGGAAAAAGATTAGAAGTAGAAGTTAAATACATTCAAAATGGTTTAACTAATAGAATAATCTCTCAAAATGTAATTGGTGTAAGAGCAAGTCTCCACTACTAAAACATCAAATGATTTAAAGTCCAATTAATTTTGGACTTTATTTTCATAACTTTTTAAAAATTAATCTTATGATTGAAAAAATTAAAAACTTCTTTGCTCCAACCAAAGCACAAAAAACATATAGTCAAGCAGAAAAAGTTATATTTCTTATGCAACAAGAATTTGATGTTGATGAACAATCAAATATTCTAATAGAAATGAGAAATATACTTATAGCTGACAGAAAAAAACAAATAGATATTTTAACTAATGATTTAGCTAAATTAGAATCTATGTAAGAAACATTGTTGATAGAGTTGGGTTTATTAACAGAAGATGAATGAATCATGTAATCCTTTAATTAAAGTTTTGATTCATTCATTTTTCTAAAAATTAAATTTCAAGTAGAGAGAAAAAAGTTCTGGAAACTCTCAATAATATTCCAGGTCATTGACATAGCACCAATCTTCTAAATTGGCAGGACAGCTTAATTAATGTATAATAAAAACTTGAAATTTATCCTTTAAATTAGTAATGAAAAATGTCCAGGTCTGTGGGGCAATAAAAGTACATGAGGAAAATTACCACAGGAAAAACTTACAACTGTATGAAATATAGCAGATGTCCTTCATGTTTAAATTGTAAATGATAATAAATACCTTGAATTTCGGTAAGGAGTTAATTGAGAACCTCTATTTTAGGAATAGTGTATCAGTTTATTAAATATGTTACAGCTTTTATTATATTACTAATTTATCTTATAAATCTTTTGCTTTCTTCATTCAGAATTAGTGAGAATCTTATAGAGAAACTACCTGTACACAAGGCAGGTCAAAAGATTTTAAAATACCATGTCTTCATTTCAGATGATATTAATAGACATTAAATACAGAATCATCAGTTCAGCAATCTCCAGTTAGTAATTATTCAAGGAAATCAGAGAAATGTGTCAGGATTAACATTGAAATATTACAGGGTAAAGAAAGATGCATATTTCTTACTAACAAAAATACTTATATAATAAGTTTGGTTCTATTATATAAGTATTTTTTATTACATTAATAATTTTCATAATATATTCATCTGTGTATGTGAATGTGTGGAGTAAGCAGATAGGACACACACCAAACCCTAATGGTTTATGGCGGAAAAATAAATTTCCAAAATAGGGGAAAATCAATAGTTAAGATAACTTGACAGCTTGGAAAGACAAGCATTTTTTAAAAAAAGGGGTGGTCTGGTATTGATTGCTTGTGTTAAGTATTATAATTCAGCACAGAGAGATAACTGTTTAAAACTAAGGTGAAATCAAGTAATTGGAAACACAAATAATAGTGTAGTGTCTTTAGAAGATAACGCACAAGTTGAAGCAAATATGAATATGGTTTTCTCTTTAATTAGAGAAGATGTTGCAGTTGCTGCCTAAACATCAGTAGGGTTTTGTGTGTTACCCTTATAAATAAATGCTCTGGTGGATTCGTCATATTGAGAAATCAGTTTGACCCTGTTCTAACATGAAGAATTGAAAGAGATGTAACCCTGAATGGTAGTCCAGATGAGGGTTTAAGTAAAGTTCTGCTACTAAAGCTGTATAAAATTATAATATCGAAATAAGTAAGACCTGGGTTCGATTCCCAGCCACTCCACAACAAGCTGTATATCAGCAGTTTAAAGATGTAATTATATCATTTTAGAATTATGAGGGAAGTTCTCATAATCATTGGTTAAGACCTTGAAAAATAGGAATAAGAGTTCAAATCTCTTTGTAATTACATTCTTTTTAAAACTTAAAAGTTTAGAGTGCGAAATTAGACATAGTGGGAGCAACCCTACATACATAGTTGGTAGTATAATGTGGCTACAAATAATTTCTATCTAAACTTTTTTATAATATAACAAATGAATAAATCAATCCTGCCAAGCCTGTGTGAGTTAGTAATCTGAATTTCTTGTACCAAGATATATGATGAAGACAATATGCCAGTAAGTTCAGTCAATATTTATTCTCCGTTTGAGAATCATTTAGTTTTACACAAAATTAGAACAGTAAATTAAAATAAAGTTCGAGGTTAAAGCTAACCTATTAAATATGTAGATGCATAGCACAAAACATATTATGTTAAATATTCTTGTTGGTATTAAAAAATCCATAAGTTCTTTGATAGACTGATAGTAGAGCATTTTAAAATTAAGTTTTAAATTTGTTGTAAACTATTATTTCTATTATTCGGTAAAATGAGTTTTGGGGATTTCTCATTTTTTTTATCATTAATTTTATTCATTTATTTTTTAACATTTAATTTTTTACATTATGAACACAACAGTTCAAACACCAGTTGATTCTACAGTTGCAGAAGCACAAGAAAGAATCAGAAAAGAAATCTCAAAAGCAGGTTTAGAAGTTACAAGAGTATATAAAAGTGCTTGGCAAAAAGAAGGCACATTATCTGCTGAAATTAAACAGACTGTAAAAACCTTGAGTTTTTACCCAAGTAAGTCTGTAAGCAATGACATGCAAGACAACATTTTTGATATCAAAGATTTTGGTTTTAAAGAAAATGAACCTTATGAAAATGTTGAAACAAGAGTTGCTTGGATTGATGTTCCTGTAGATTCTACTATTGAATCTGTAACAGAAATATTGAAAAGTTTTCCTAATGCTACTCTTTACAGAGTTTTGTCTAACAAACCAATCTTAAATGATAGTCAAAAATATGCTATTACTGCTGGATTGACTACTATGGATGTTATTGGTAACAGACAAGTTGTTAGATACCCAGACAATCATCCTGATGCAGGAAGTTTGGTATTGGATGAAAATGGAAAATGTCAATATCGTCAAGTTTGCTTCAAAGTAAGCTCTATTGGAGATATGGACACAAGAACTGCTGAACCATTAGATGTATATCTAACAGCAGAAATTAAAAATGAATTAGAAGAAGCTGGTCAAAAAGTTCTTTAAACTAATTTATCAATTATTTACAGAAAGTGAAGATTTTTTCTTCACTTTCTGTTTTTTTACTAATGTTAAAAAATAAATTATTAATATGAAAAATTATTCAAATGGGATTAACAAGCCACCAAACAGACATTTTAAATGAATCTTTAGAAATACTTGAAACTTCTAAAAGGTTATTGATTAAAGGTTCTGCTGGAGTAGGAAAGACATTTATGGTAGATGAATTATTAAAAGTTTTATCTAAAGCTATTCCTAAATACAAATCTATTTATTGTTCTGCTCCAACAAACAAAGCTGTTTCAGTATTAGCTGGGAAAATTACAGAAAAAGAAGATGCTAAAAATTTAAGTTTAATTACTATTCATTCTGCATTGAAAATTGGTATGGTTACTGATAAAAATACAGGTATAAAAAGTTTTAAACCTTTAATTTCTAATAATCCTAAATATATGCCTTTAGTTGGTGTAGCATTACTAATTATAGATGAATCATCTATGATAGGAGAGGAAATGTTAGGTTGGATTGAAGAACATGCTACAATAAACAAAACAACTGTTATTTTTATTGGAGATGATAAACAAATAAATCCAGTAAAAGAAGAAGAAAGTCCTGTATTTTTACAAGGTTATCCAGAAGTAGAATTAACTGAAATTATCAGACAAGGAGAAGGTAATCCTATTATAACATTGAGTAGAAATATGAGTGCTATGTGGGATTTACAAGGAAGAACAGTTGATAATAAAGGTTTTGTTTATACTACAGATGAGGATAGAATTATTAATGAATTAGCTACTATAAATGGTTCTGATGAGTTAAAATATTTAGCTTGGGAAAACAAAGAAGTAGATAAAATTAATACATTAGTAAGAGAAAAAATTTATACTAATCCTGCAAAGATTGAATTAGGAGAAAGTCTTATCTTTGATGAACCTTATCAAACATATTTTACAAATCAAGAAATCAAAGTCAATACACTTGATATTGCTGATATTTCTTTCAATGTAATGATGGAAGAAAATCCTATGAAAATTAATGTAGTTGTATTAAAAACTTATATTGTTAATGGTAAACAGGTTGATGAATGGGGTGATGGAAAATTACAATGGAAAGGTGTTTTTATTATACACGAAGATGCAGAAAAACAATTAAATGCTGTATTAACTCTGTTAAAATATAGTTGTCTTAATAAGAAAATAAAATGGACATACAAAAATGCTTTTGAAGACAGATTTGCCAAAGTAAAATATAATCATGCTATTACAGTACATAAATCACAAGGAAGTACATATAAACAAGCAATTCTTAATGTTGGAAATATTAATCGCAATCCAAGTCAAAAAGAGAAAACAAGATTATTTTATACAGGTATCACAAGAGCAAGTGATTTATTAATTTTATACAATGTTTAAAAATGAGTAGTAATCGAAAAACTTATAGTTTAGAAGGTAAGATAATTGCAGTAACAAATGCAATTCAGATAGAGAGAAGAGATGGTAATCCATTTAACAAAAGGACAATTGGTGTAGAAACTAATGAAAAACAAATAGTATTTTTTGAATCACGAATTGATTTAGATACTCAATGGAAAATAGGAGAAAAGGTTTCTGTTCAATATTACTTTGCTGGTTCAATCAAAGGAGAAAAAGTATATAATAATATTATTGCTTCTAAAATTATTCCTAATGAGTAATAAATTGAGTTCCGAAGAATTAAGTGATATAATGATTGAAAGTCTTGTGTTAGCAACTATGTTAATTGAAAGATTTCAAATTATGGAAGAGAATAAACTTTTAGCATTGAAAGCAAAACAAAGTGTAAAAGGTTCTATTCCTCATTTAGAAAATTATGTAAATAAAGTATTTGCTGTAAAATCAGAAGATGCTGAACACATGAAAAAGGGAGCTACTTATGTAATGGAAATAATAAATAGAGTTGATAGAAGTCTAAAAACTACTAATTTAACAACCATTTCAGATAGAAAAACCTACCTACAAGAGTTTATAAATGATACAGCTTTATTTCCTGCTCAAAAAAAGGATTTATATGAGAAAATTAGAGATTCAGGAATTATAGAATATTAAAATTATGGCTGTAAAACAATTCACCTATCTTATTGGTTATCTTGGATTGATACCTCAATATCATACTATATATACTCCAGAGTTTTATAGATTTGAAAAAGAAAAAATACATCCTAAACACAAACAACCATTACCTCAACAAAATCTAATGTTGTCTAATAGAAGAAGATTTTTTAAAATTCATAAACCTTCTAAACAAGACAAATCATATAAAGGTACTGGTAAAAATTATAAATAATTATGAATCAACAATCTACATGGATATATGATGAAGAATCATATCCTAATTTATTTCTACTATCTGCTAAAAATCCTTTTACAAAGGAAAGAAAGAAATTTCAAATCAGTTGTTTAGCAGATGAAAGAGGTGATTTAGCAAAATGGTTATTGAATGATGTAGAAAATATGATTGGATTTAATAATTTATTCTATGATTATCCTGTTTTACATCATCTTATTACTAAATGTATGAATATGTCAGCACAAGATGCTTGTCTTTCTATATTTAAGTTTGGTGATAAAAAAATTAAAACACAAGGTAGTGGATTCAGTAAAGCAACTACTCCATTAAGAAAGCAAATTGACTTATTCAAAATTAATCATTTTGATAATAAGGCAAAAATGACTTCTTTAAAACTTTTACAATTTAACTTGAGATTGAATAATATACAAGAGTTACCATATCCTGTAGGAACATATTTAACAAGAGAAGAAATTTACAAAGTTATTGAGTATTGTGATAATGATGTTGATGCTACAGAATTAACCTTTTTCAAAACTCTACCTGGAATTGAATTAAGAGAGGTACTTTCACCTAAATATAACATTGATTTTACAAACTTCAATGATGTTAAAATAGGAGAACATATTTTTATTAGTAAGATTATCCAGAAAGCAGGGGAACATCTTGTTTATACAGAGTTTGAAACTCAATCAGGAGGAATCAGAAAACTACCAAGAAATACTATTCGAGAAACAATAAATATTGGAGATACTATTCTCCCTTTTATTGTGTTCAGAGAAGAACCATTTCAAAAAATTCTTAATTGGTTTAAAAGTAAAACTATCAAAGAATTAAATGGAGTATTTAGTAAAATTCCTTTTGATGATTTGAAATCATTAGAACCCTATTATTTTGTTCATAAAACTGTTGGGAAGCAGAAAAATTTGAATATTGTATATAAAGGTTTTCAATATGATTTTGGAGTTGGAGGTATTCATGGTTCAATTGATGCAGGTTGTTATACACCAGCAGAAGATGAATTGATTGTTGATATAGATGTAGCTGGATATTATCCAAGTATGTCTGAAAAATTCAATTTTGAACCTGAACATCTTAAAGGTGTTTATGCCGAAGTACATAAAGAAATTAAAGAAGAACGAAAACTATATCCAAAGAAAACTCCTGAAAACACATCAATGAAATTAGCAGGGAATGGTTCTTATGGTAAGGGAGGTAGTGAATTTAGTCCTTTATGTGATAAGCAATATGTAGTACAAACTTGTGTAAATGGTCAATTACTTTTATGTATGTTAGCTGAAACATTGACAATAGAATTATCTTTCTATGAAATGTTACAGATTAATACTGATGGTTTGACTATGAAGATTAAGAAAAAAGATTTAGAATTGTTCAGATTAATCTGTAAGAGATGGGAATCTTTAACAGGTTTAATTTTAGAAGAAGCATTTTATTCTAAAATGGTAATAAGTAATGTAAATAATTATCTTGCAATTTATGACTATGGTGGTGTCAAAAGGAAAGGTACTTATGAATATGAACTTGAATTACATAAGAACTTTTCTATGTTAGTGATTCCAAAAGCTCTTGAAGCCTATTTTGTTCATGGAATAGATGTTCAAACTTTTATTTACAATCATACAGATTTATATGACTTTTTTAAAAGAACTAAAGTTAATAAAACTGATAGACTTTTGAGTGTAGTATATGATGAAGATGGTAATTCAATATCTGATAACGAGATTCAGAGAATTACAAGATATTTAATAACAGGGGAAGTAGTATATACTAAAGAAACTAAAAAATATCATAATGTAGGTCAAGGTATATCACTAATAAAACAAATGCCCCCTATAGAACCTAAAGATAGTAAGAAATTGAGAGATGCTTATTCTTTTGCTACTGTTGAACAAGGTTATGAGGGGAGTTTTGAAGATTTTAAACAACTGGTGAAAAAAGTAAGACATAATAATTATGAAGCTGGTTTTCTTTGTACTGTTATCAATCAAATGATTACAGATGAAGAAATAAAGAAAATTATTTATTATCCTTATTACATAGCAGAAGTTTATAAAATCATTAATGTTATTGAGAAAAATAATGGGATTTAATTTTGAATTACTTGGTTCAATTGTTGTATTTGATGCTAAATCATTGAGTATGATAATTAGTGAATTGTATGATATAGAAGTATATCCTTTACAAATCATTTCTGATAAAACACATTCAATATTTCAAAATATGAATTTACCTGATAATCTTAAAGCAGAAATTATAATCTTACCTTTTAGGTATAAAAAAAAGTTTTTAACATGAAAGAAGTTTTAAAAAAGTTAAATTTGCTACTTAAAAAACACAATTCTATTTTAGATTGTGTAGATGATGTTTTAGCATTAAGAGAAGCATTAACAACAGAAGAAGATGTAACAATCTTTGTTAATAAAGTCAGAGCTATTGTACAAAAAGAAGCTACTCAAGCAGTTATAAATGCAGGAGGGAGAGGTCTTGTGGCTATGGCTACTGGTAGTGGAAAAAGTAAAGTTGCTATTGATTTGTTAAAGCATTACAATCCTCAAGGTTCTAAATATGACAATGTTTTAGTTGTACCAACAGAGAAATTAAGAGATGAAAATTGGAAAGAAGAATTTAGTAAATGGAAAGGATTATCTCTATATGATAAAACTGAAAAACTTTGTTATGCTTCTGGTTCTAAAATTGAAGATTTTGATTTTAATACTTGTGTTCTTGATGAGTGTCATAATATGACTGAATTAGCATCTGAATTGTTTAGTAACAATCATATTGAAAATGTTATAGCTTTAACAGCTACTGTACCAAATGATGAAGAAAAATTACTTATTTTTCAAAGATTGGGTATTCATGTTGTTTATAGTCTAACATTAGATAATGCTGTTAAGTTAGGATTTGTTGCTCCATACAAGATTACTGTTGTTCATACAAAATTAGACAATGTTATTAAAAATGTTCAATCTGGTAGTAAAGATAAACCATTCTTTCAGACAGAGTTAGCTAAATATAACTATTTATCTACTTTATGTCTTACAAGACCTGGACAAATTTCTACTTTTAACAGAATGAGATTTATTTATAATCTTGAAAGTAAATTCATTGCTGCTCAATATATTCTAAATAATCATATTAATAAAGAGGACAGAACTCTGATATTTTGTGGTAGTATAGAAAAAGCAGAGAAAATTTGTAAAGAAACTTTCCACTCTAAATCAGGAGATACTTTTTATAATGCTTTTAAAAAAGATGAAATTAAAAAATTATCTTGTGTGAAAGCTATCAATGAAGGTCATAATTTTATTGGATTAGATGGAGGATTAATTCTTCAACTTAATTCAAAAGAAAAAGATTTGATTCAAAGAATAGGAAGATTGATTAGATTTAGACCTGGACATGAAGCTCATATTTGGATAATTGTCTGTGATGAAACACAAGATGAGGTATGGTCTAATACAGCATTAGCTAATTTTGACCAATCTAAAATAGAGCATATTAGTTATGAATCTTTAAAACAAAAAAGTAATGAATGTAAGATTGTATAAAGATGGGAAACTCAATAAGATTACTACATTAAAAAGAAATGCTATTTTATCTAAAACAGATAATCCTGGTGCTATGTTTACCAGAGAACAGATTACTGTAATTAATGATGAAAATAGGACTTTTTCTTATGAAGAAACTGTTGAGATAGAATTATTAATCCAAAAAGAAAAACAATTATGCTAATAAATCCAGAAATAAATGTTGTACTGAAAACCTTTGGTATTCCTGTAAATGATGGGATAGCTTATTTGTTATCTATTTATTATGATGTAAAACCTTCTTATACTCCTTTAGCTTTAGTAGAAAAAATGAATAGAACAAGAATATTAGTATTAGATGAAAAATCTAAAACTCTTGATTGGAATGTTCCTTTGTTTGAAGAACAAGTTACTGGTTTTGAATGGGTTAAAGATTGGATGGAAGAATTTAGTAATATTAATAAGGACAGAAAAGGAACTTATCGAAATGTTGCTGCAAGAATGAAAACCTTCTTTATCAATAATCCAGCAATTAGACAAGATGAAGTAATGGAAGCTACTAAAATGTATTTAAGAACAGTTACACAACCTATGTATTTAAAGACTTCTCATAAATTTATTTATGAAGGTCAAGGTGCTGAAAAAGTATCACATTTATTAGAATGGGTAAATAGATACAAAGAGATGACTGTTTCTGAAAATGGTAGAAGTGGTTCAAATAATACAATGATGTAATGAATCTTATTGAAGCATATAAAAAAGGACAAGAAGGAGCAAATAAAGGTCTTCCTATGGGAGAAGGTTTAGAAAACATTTCTGCTGCTATTAATGATTTACAAAGAGCAATGATTTATGTTGTTGCTGGTGCAGCTAAAGGTGGAAAATCAACACTTGTTGATGCTGGTTTTGTTATAGGTCCTTGTTTATTTGTTATTAATAATAATTTCAAATATTTGAAACTCTTGAGTGATGGTTTTACAAAAGAACAAATAAAATCTATTCATAATATTTCTCATATAGATTTAGAAATAATCTATTATTCTTATGAAATAGACAGGATTAGTAAAGAGTTTGATTTTGTTGCTCATTTCTTAAACTATGATTTTGGTATTCAGAATATTAGTTTGGATGAAGGTGTTTTGTATGAAGGAAAAAATATCATTGAATTATCTTCTAATTATTTAAGAGGTATTTTATCTGATGATAATGGTAAGATGATTAAAGTCAAACCTGCTATTTTTGAAGCAATTAAAACTGTTTATGAAAATAGAATAATTCCTTTATTTGGAGAATATGATGTCAAAGGAGACCTTATAAAAAAAGGTATAATTAGTTTTTTTGAAAATAAAGACAATCCTACAGGTATCAGAAACTATCTAATAAAACATGCTGAATTAAATGGTAAAATTACATATAGTAAGTTTACAGGAGCTGATGGTAAAATTCATAAAAGAATTATGAAATATGAACCAAATAATCCTGAAAAATATACTTTTATTATTACTGACCATTTAAGAAAACTTATTCCTGAAAGAGGATTTACTGCAAAACAAACTGTTGATAAATTTTCAGAATATGCTGTAGAAATGAAAATTTCTTTTAAGTATAGTTTTGTTCATATTATACATCTAAATAGGTCTATGACAGACACTAATAGAATTAAACAGCAGGATGATATGTTATATCCAAATTCAGATGATGTCAAAGAAACAGGTAATTTAGCAGAAGATTGTGATGTTATGCTTACAATTTTTAATCCAAATGATGATAGATATAATCTAACAAAACATTTTGGAAAAATGATTAAGGACAGAGCAAACAATTTACTATATCCTTATATGAGAAGTATTCATCTTGTAGAAAGTAGGCATACTATCTATCCTAAACATTTTAGAGTAGATATGTTAGGAGGAATTAAGAAATTTAAACAATTAATAATTAAATAAATATGTCAGATACAAAAATAAGAACAATTTGTGTTGATACTCTTACTGGTATTCAGAATGAAGAATACATGAGAGATAAAAAAAAAGCTGGGCATGACAAGTGGAAAGATTATGGAATGGACATCTATACTTTCATTGGAGACCTACAAAGAAGAGGATTTGAATTAATCTTAATTCTTGGTGAACCTGGTACAGGAAAATCTTCTGGTATGAGAACTTTATTACCTGATACTAATATTTGGTATAATGCTGATAACAAGAATCCTGTATGGGAAGGTGGTAACAAAGAATATGGTAAGAAAGCTAACCCAAGAGATAGATTTCATGTTATTCCGAGTAGTTACAAAGAAATCATTAACCATATTGATGCTGGTTTAGCTAACAATGGATTTGAACAAGAAAGATATGCTTTTATTACAGGACATATTGAAACTTTCAAATCTGGAAATGAAACAATGCAAAGGTTAAAAGTTCTTGGTAACATGGCTACTAAAATGCAGTTAGAAGGTAAACTTGAATCTGTATTTTATAGTATGGTTGAAAAATCAACAGAAGGTTTGAGTTACATTTTAGAAACTCAAAATAATGGTTTTAATACAGCAAGAAGTCCACAGAATCTATTTGAACCAAAAATCAGTAATGATTATCAATTCATATTAGAAGCATTGATGAATTATAATTAAGAATATTATGCAAAAATTACTAATATTCTTTCTTGTAGTTAGTATTCTCTTAAATATAGGTCTCATTTTAATGTTGTTTTTATCTAAAACAGCAAAAGAAACTTCTTATGAAGAGGAAGAAAACAAAAGATTAGCTCAAGAAGCAAAAGAGCTTGAAAAAACATTTAAAAATTAAATTAGTTTATATTATGTCAGTAGAACAAGAAGTTAAAAAAGATATTACTGTATCAGCAGTATTAGCTTTATTAGATGAAGGTAAAAGCAGAGAAGAAATTGCTGCTCATTTCGGAGAAACTGTAAGTGCTATGAAAGCAACTGTATGGCAACATCCAAAATTGAAAAATCGTAAAGCAAAAAAACAATTTGCTATCAACTTAATTGATGATACAGATGGTGAAGCAAATACTACTCAAGAAGTAGCTTTTGAAGAAGAAGCTGTACAAGAAGTAATTGATACAGTTGAAGAGAATCAAGATGATGTAATTGTAGGTGAAACAGCAGAAGAAGCTGTTACTGCTCCTACAAGTGCTAATGGTACTTGGTAATTAATTAATCATTTAAAATTTTAAAATAGTTATGACTAAAAACATTTTCGCAGTTAATGATACAGATGAATCATTAAAAAGTAAAGCATCAGGTAAATTTGGTTTAAATCAAGGTTTTATCTCAAAGTTTGAATTTATTACTGATGGTGGAGCAAATAATGGTCCAGCAAATGCAGTAGATATTTGGTTCAAAGTAGATGAAAAAGAATACAGAAGAAGATTGTATGAAGATACAGGAGCTTTATTTGGTAAAAATAATACTAAAGTAAATCCTGGTGAGGCTGGATATGAAGATTTGTATTTTGATTCTATGGGTCAAAAAGTTGCTGTTATCAAACATTGTTTAAAAGCAGTAGGTGTAGTACAAACTCAAATTGATGCTGTAGTTGCAACTATCAATCCTGCTGATATTGTTGCTGGTATTAAATCTTTAGTAGGTCTTGTTCCTGCTGATTTTGCTACAAAACCTGTAGATGTATTCTTGGAATATCAATGGCAAATTTCAGAAGGTCAGGATAGAACTTATCTTCAAGTACCTAAAAATATGACTGGTGGTTATTTCACTTGTCCTGCACAAGTTGGTGTTTGGTTAGAAAAAAGAGGAGAAGATGGTTCTCTTACTTATGTAAATCAAAATGGTCAAGTACATCCTATTGATAAAGATAAAAACTTTATGGAAGGATTTAAAGCTAATCAACAAATTGAAGGTCAAGAGACAGCAAATAATACTTTAGCTCAAGCAGCTAATATGCAACCTGGAAATGGTGCTGCTCAAAAATCTACTTGGTAGAAATCATTAAACAATAAACCTCTTTTATTATATTTGCCATCTTTAAAAATATTATATGAATAAGAATGTTTTTACATCTGACAATACTGATAGAAGAGGTTTTATTAATCAAAATGTTATTCTTGAATATGTTACAGAAGAAGAGATTTTTGAATTAGTTTTTGGTTTTCAACCAGAAGAATATAGTTATGTTACTTCTCCTTTTAGAAATGATAGAAATCCAGGTTGTTGGTTTGAAAGAACTACATCTCATACTGGAAAATTAAGATTTATTGATTATGCTAATAGCAGAGTTAATAAACCTATGGATTGTTTTGATGCTGTACAGCAATACTTTAAAATTTCTAATTTCTACCTTACACTTGAATATGTGTATAACAGACTAATAAAGAATAAGAATGTAATTGCAGAAAAAAGAATCCAACATATCATACAAAGAAAAGAAGTAATAATTAATTTTGATTCAAGACCATTTTTAAAAAAAGATGGTGTATTTTGGGAAAATAGATATGGAATAACTAAAGAGAATTTGATAGAAGATAAAGTTTTTGCGATTAACAAATATCATATATCAAATTCAAAAAAAGGAGATTTCAGTAGTAGATGTTATGATATTTGCTATGGATATACAGATTTTAATAATGGTAGAAAAAAACTTTATTTTCCTTATAGAGAAGGTAAAGGTAGATTTGTTTCTACTTGTACAAAAGATGATATTGGTGGTTTAAATAAATTACCTCCTTTTGGAAATCAATTAATTATTACTAAATCATATAAGGACTGGAGAGTTCTTATAAATAATGGTAAATATGCAATATGGTTTCAGAATGAAGGTATGATACCAGATTCTACAATTTTAATTCCTATAATTAAAAGATTTAATAAAGTTATTGTATGGTTTGATAATGATACTCAAGGGATTGAGAGTTCTCAAAAAATCAGTAATTTAATCAATTCTTATTTTCCTAATAAATGTAATTCTTTGTGGCTACCAGAAAAACTAAATGTTATTGGTATATCAGACCCTTCTGATTTATTACACAGAAAAGGAAAAGAATCTTTAGAAGAGTTTTTAATCAAATTCACATGAAACCCACAGACAAAATTCATTTTTCTTGGCTTCCCTTATTAACAGGGTTGTTAAATCAAGAAGAAATGTTAAGATTAAATCAAGAAGTATTACCTACTTCTATATATTACCCAGAAAAACAGAATATTTTTAGAGTGTTTCAAAAACCTGTTTCAGAAATCAAAGTTGTTATCTTGGGTCAAGACCCATATCCTACAAAAGGAAATGCAAATGGATTAGCATTTGCTGTAAATTCTGATGTAAAAGTTCCTGTAAGTTTAAAAAATATTTATAAAGAGTTAGAAAATGAAAAATTGTTAAATCAAACATTATCTCATACTTTAAATGAATATAATACTGAATGGAAAACTTTAGAACATTGGGAACAACAAGGTGTATTTTTACTAAATACAGCTTTGACAGTTGAATCAGGAAAACCTGGAAGTCATCTTAAATATTGGGAAGATTTTACAAAGAAAGTTATTTGGTATATTGCTTCCACTAATCCATGTATATGGTTATTGTGGGGAAAGAAAGCACAAATGTTTATTTCAAATATGCCAAAAAAAACACTCTTTGATGTAAAAAATTATAGTAAAGAAACTATAAAAGATGTTCCTAATAGTCCATATATGAACTATATTTTAAGAGCAGCACATCCAGCAGCAGAAGCATATTCTTCAAATGCTGGTTTTTTTGGTTGTAATCATTTCAGTTATGTTAATACAATATTAGAGAAAAAATCTCTAAACAAAATCAATTGGTAAATTTTTAAAAAATTAAAAAAATGAGTACACAAACAAGTACAGCAAGAGTTATTACACTTTATGCTACAAAAGGAGCAAAAAAAGCAAAATTGGAAACAGAAGTTTCAACTTGGGGTGAATTAAAATCTCTGATTAAAAGTGAAGGTTATGACCTTGACAAATTACATGCTACAGAAAACATTAACAAAACAGACCTTGTTAATGATGCAGCAGTATTACCAGCAGGTGATTTTACTGTTTTTATGAGACCTAAACAAGTTAAATCTGGTGGTAGAGGAGATGGTTTATCTTATAAAGATATTAAAGCTGTTATCAAAGATGATTTTACTTCTTTTAAAGAAGCAGCAGATGCTCACTATAATCAAGAAAAAAACTATACTACAAAAGGTACTGAAATCTTGAGAGAGTTATTAAACACTTTTGTTGCTCCTTCTGGTGCTGCAAAAGCAGATGTTAAAGAAGAAGTTGCTCCTGTAGCTACTGAAACTACTACAGTAACAGAAACTCCTTCTACTCCTGTAAGAACTATTACAAATGCTGATAGAGTTGAACAAGTTGAAACTTTATTAAAAGAAATTTGTGATAATACAGAAAATGAAGATGTTTCTGATAGAGCAAATGAAATTCTTGATGATTATTTACCTGGTTTAAAAGAAGAAGTTGAAAATGATGATACTGCTACTGTAACAACTGTTGCAGATGTAGTAGCTTCTGTTGCTGCTTCAAAAGATAATGAATCTCCTGAAGATGAAGGTAGAAGAATTGCAAGAGAAAAAGCTGAAAAAGAAGAGCAAGAAAAAATTGCTACTGAAAAAGCTGAAAAAGAAGAACAAAAAAGACTTGAAAAAGAAGAAGATGACAGATTAGCTGCTGAAGCTAAAATGTTTGGATAATCTTTTCATTTCTATAACAAAAAGCTCTTTACATAAGTAAAGAGCTTTTTTAATTACTTCAAAAAATGGATTTAAAAATTAATAAATCATCTAATAAGTTTCAAAACTATATTAGTTCAGCAAGAATATCAGGATTAACCAGAAATAGAAATTGGTTAAAAAAGATGATTGATAAAGGTAAAATATGCTATATTAGTTCAAATGATAGACCTGAAATTCTGCATAAAAGAAACTATGCTATTTTTACAGAACAACTTTTTGAATTAATTACTGTTTTTGAAAGAAAGTTTGTAGATAAGTGGGATATTCATCTAAATAATAGAAGAATAAGTGATAAAAATTACTATGAAATAAGTTTTATTTTTCATTATCCTAAATTAGAAATTACAAATAGTAGTGAACAATCAAGAAATCTATTAGATTTAGTAGTTGTATTACCTGTTACTTTTAGTGTTGATAATAATTGTATTTATACTAAAAGAGTACAAGGTACAAGATTAACATTAGTACAGGATGAATGGAATAGAGGATATATGCATAGTCATCTACCTGGTATATCAAAAATTACTGGTTTTAGTGAATGTTTAACTACAAATAACTTTTGTATTGGTTCAGAAGATTTATCAGAATTAGATATTGAATTATCTGCTGAATTTGATTCAGATAAATTTGAATTAATGCTTTATACTATTGATTCTCTTGTTGCTTGGGAAAGTTTAGAAGGAGGTCCTCATTTTAGAATAGGAGAAATAACAGTAGAATATGCAGCTATAAGAGTTACTACTCAAACATCTGATATTATAGGTATTTATAGAGAATTTCAAAATTATGAATTATCTGTTTCACAAAAACTACCTTTTAATTTTGTATATATGGATAATATATATAAAATTAAAAAAGATTCTGTTTTTACAGAATATTTAAGAGAAGCATTTTTATCTAATGAAAATCTTAAAGATTATATTGTAAAAGTTGTTTGCAAAAAAGGAAGTGATGGTGAATTTTACACATATCCTGAAATAGGACAAATGATTTCTGGTCCACAATTAATCACAAATAGAATAAAAGAACAAGGTTCTGGTGAAATGCCTTTCCTATATATTCAAGGTAAGAAATTATCTTTCAATATATTACCTATTGAACAAATAACAACAATTGATATTTCCGAATATGGAATTTATCCTAATTTTTTAGATTATGTCTGTAAACAACTCGAATCCGAAATTTACAAAGCCTGTGTTAGAGGTAGCGGAATTAACTACATTGAAACTTCCAGTAATTATGTCAGAAGAGATTCTGAACAAAATCAAGTACCTTTGTAAAAATATAAACAAAGATGAATGGTCTGGTGCTTTATTCTACTCTATTGAAGGTAGTATTAAAGACCCACTAACATTCAAAATAAAACTGGAAGATATTTTACCATTAGATAAAGGAACATCAGCTTATACAGAATATGAGCTTGATGATAGATACCTTGATTATCTAATGGAAGATGAAAAAAGAATGGATTGGTATGTAGGTCATATTCATAGTCATAATACTATGGCTGTGTTTTTCTCTGGTACTGATATGGCTGAATTAAATGATAATTCTCCATCACACAACTTTTATTTATCATTAATTGTTAATAATTATATGGATTTTATGGCTAAAGTTGCTTTTGTAGCAAGTTTAGAACAAGAAATTAAAGAAATTCCATATTTAGCAAATGATGAAGATGGAACTAAATACATAATTGATAGACCAAATATTACTTTGAAAAAAGATAAAATGTTTGTCTATGATTGTGAAATTATTTCTCCATTTGAACAAGTAATTGTGGAAGAGGGATTTGATAATAGAGTTAAGGAAATTATGAAACCTAAACCTATTAAACAATTTACTCCTCACACATATCCTGCTGTTAATACAGCATTTAGTAATGGTAAATGGATTAATGGTAAATTTGTTCCTAATACTCCTACTGCTATTCCAGTAGTAAATAATTTAGAAAATGCTAAATTAGCTAACAAAATCAAGCATTATAAAATAGATGAAAGTAAATTATCAAAAAGAGGTAAAAAAATAAAAGATATTGCTTCTATGATTGATTTTAGAACTTTTGATGATTTATCAGAAATTGATGAATTAAGTCCAATTGATACATTCTTGGTAGAGTTAATGAAATTTACTACTCCTATTGAACCTGATGAAAATCTTGAAGATGCTTTAGTTTTATTAGAAGATTTAGAAGTACATGCTTATCAAATTGCTTCCTCTGTTATTGAAAATTACACATTTTTGTATGACAAACATTTTCCTGATTCTACTGATGAAGAATTTATTGAAGATACATATACTGTAATTGATTTATTAGAAGACGAAGTTATGCAATTTCCATTTATTAATGTAACAATTGAAGCTATTAAAGCTATGATTGTAGAATTTGAGAAAAATGACACAACAGTATAATAGATTTAAAGATGCCCCTTGGTTTCCAAAAGAAAATGAAACTGTAATGGTAGGTGGAGCAGGAGGAATTTCCTCTTGGCTCACATTATTTCTTGCAAGAGCAGGATTTAAACCAATTGTATATGACTTTGATATTATTGAAGAACATAATACAGGAGGTCAATTATTTAGACTTTCAGATGTAGGGAAACATAAAGTTTCTGCCTTATCTGAAATTATTAAGGAATTTGCTAATGATTCAATGTCAGGATTTAACAATAGAATAGATGAAAACTCTCCAACTCACTATTTTATGTTTTCTGGTTTTGACAATATGTTAGCAAGAAAAAATATGTTTGAAAACTGGAAAAGAAGTATTGAAAATTGTGCAGTAACACCTATTTTAATTGATGGTAGATTAGAAATGGAACAATTGCAAATTTTCTGTGTAACTCCAGACAGAATTGCAGATTATGAAAAAACATTATTTACTGATGAAGAAGTTGAAGATGCACCTTGCACAATGAAACAAACTTCACATGCAGCAGCTATGATAGCTACTTTAATGACTGCTTTTTTCACTAATCACATGACAAACATATATGAAAGAGAAGTTGTGAGAGATGTTCCCTTTTATCACGAGTTCTTTATTCCTTTAGCTTTAACCACTAATAAGTTTTAAATATGTTACAATTAACTGAAACTTATAGTAGTGAGTTCTCTGGTAATGAGTTTAAAATTGGTTCATCAGCTACTTCTTATTTTATACCTATAATTAATTGTCATAGAGAAGGTTCTCGACATCAAAGAATTTATGAAGGAGACTTTATAATTTATAATAGACCAGCATTAAATAAAAATTCACCAAAAAAATTTAATTTAAGAGATTTTCTTGGAATGATAAATGAATCTGTTGGTTTATATCCTTTTAATTTAGGTGTAGGAGAAGAAAAGATAATAATTCATGTAGCAAAAGGTTATATAGTTAATGAAAAAGATGAACTTCTTATGGTATTGACTACTAAACCTGATAGATTAAGTTTACATTATCAATCAAGGTATTCAAATGTTTCAATTCCTAAAGAAAATGCTAAACATTTAACTTTATTAATTTCTACTGAATTACTAACTAATCCTGTATATTCAAATTTCTATAAAAAATTAGAAAAAGAATATATTTTAGATGCTTACAAAGCTGAAATTCCAGTAGTATTTACCACAACTTCTAAAATTGAAAAATTAACTTATTCTAATGAGTTTGAATTGAAATTCAATACTGTAGATGAATTACAAAATCATTTAAGAGATAATGTAGGTAATATTATGTTTAAAAGTAATGAACAATTCAAAACTTTTAATCCTGGAATAGGTAGTAAAATTGAGGATAGACAAAGAAAATTTGTTCCTATTAAAACTGATGAGGTTATATGGGAAGAAGAAATTCCTAAAATGGAAGGTATTGTAGCTCAAATGAGAAGAAGAGGTGCTATTGACCCTATTAATCCTATTAGTGCTGATTATCTTAATTCTATTAATATAGAAGAATCAAGAAGATTGATAAATGAGAATTTAATTAATCCTTCTACTCTTCTGAATAGTTTTACTGATTCTTATAATGAATATCCAGTAACTCCAGCAGAAGCATTTGTTAATAGTGTTTTAGGAAATGAACCTTTAGATGAACCAACTACAAGAAGAAGAACTGTAATCAATTTAATTGATGATACAGAAGAGCCACAAGTTGAAGATTTACCCTTCTAATTTGTAACATAAAGTTTTTAATTGTTTAATTAAATTAAAAACCTTAATGGGAATAGGAAAGACAAATAAAAGAAAAGGAAGTAATGCAGAAAGATTATATGCCATAAAATTTAGAGATTTAGGTTTTAATTTTTGTGAAACTTCTCGTTTTGTCAGCAAAAAACATGATAATGCAAAGATAGATTTAATGTATATTCCATTTAATTTGCAAATCAAAGCTGGTAAACAAAAAAACATGAATGTAGGTAAAGAGTTGTTTGCTATGTATAGCTGTATTCAAGCAATGTTCCCAAAAGAAGATGAAGTTTTTAAGAAACCTTTATTGTTAGTTCACTACGAAGAAGTAGGAAGAGGTCATAAAAGACTTCCTGAACATGAAAAGGTTTACATGTCATTACAACAATTCGATATATTTCAGACAAAAAGTCCTTTTTTAAAGTATGATACTTTGAAAGATTTTAAATTTTATATGAACTCTGAATTTAAAACTATTGTGAGTATGACATTTGAAGTTTTTAAAAATGAAATAATATTAAAACACTACATCGAAAATGGGAGTAATAATAACACCACAGAATGAAATTGATGCTTATTATGTATCAGAAAGTTTAGGGCAATCTAAATTAAAAAAAATTGCAAAAGGAGTAGATTTATTTACTTATGATGAAAACATTAGTGATAAACCTCATATTATTTTAGGTAAAGCTGTAGATACCATACTAACAGGAGAAGAAGGAGAATTTGAAAAAGCATTCTATGTTTCTTCATTAGAAAAAGCTCCTTCTGATGCTGTTGCTGGAATAATCTTGTCAGTATTTAATAGAGTAAAAGAGGATTATGATAATTTGATAAATAGTTATCCTGTAAAAGATGCTGTTGAAGTTAAAGATAATGGAGACCATATTAGTATTGAAAATGATACTTTGGAATTTCCTGAATTACAAAAATCTTTTCCTGAATTTGCTGGTTATTTACATGATTGGGAAGCATATATTCTTGATGCTTGTGCAGAAGTAAACTATCAATCAAGATGGGGAGCAGAAGCAAAAATAAAAGCTATTTGTGAACCAGGAACAGAGTATTTTCAAGATTTATCAAAATCTTTTGGTAAAACTATTATTGATTCTACTACTCATAATAAAATATTGAATATAACTTCTTCTTTGAAAACACATTGGAGAACAGCTAAATATTTTGATAGAGAATCACAATCAGAATTTGAGAATGTAACATTTATTTATCAAATGCCTATATATTTTAATTATAAAGGTGTAGAATGTAAAGCTCTATTAGATTTAGTTGTTGTAGTTAGAGATGAACAAGGTAAAATTATTAGTGTTGAAGGTATTGATTTAAAAACAATGTCTGGAAATACTGTTGATTTCTTGAGTAGTATCAAATCTTATAGATATGATATTCAAGGTGCTTGGTATTCTGCTGCATTAATTGATTATTATGCTTTACAAAATAATCTTGATGTACTAAAACCTTTCAAATTCATAGTAGAATCTACTATAAATCCTGGAAAACCACTTATTTATCAAATGTCAGAAACATTATTGAAAATAGGTAAAGAGGGAAGACCATCTTATACTGTTGTTGATACTTCATTTTCAACAAGTATTCCAGAACAATATGTTATATTGTCTAAAATTGATGGTTTTGACCAATTAATTGATTTATTTATATACCATACAGAAAAAGGATGGGAAATGGATAAAGATATTATAGAAGCTGATGAAAAAAATGAACATTTAATTGTTGATTGGAATGGTATTATAAATGTATAAATTATGCAAATAGAATTAGGAAAAATATATGTAAATAAAACTTATAAATATTTATTACCTTGTTTAAAACTGCATGGTCCAACATTTGTAGTAAAATTAAATTCTGTCTTTAATTTAGCATTTGGAATACATGACTGTCTATTAGATGGTACTGATTTTGAACAACAAAGATTGATTTATATTTTATCAGACAAGTTGTATCAACCTGCAAAATTTCAAAACTTTCTAAATTATCTTAAACATCAGGAATATTATGTTACTGATTATGCTTATGATGATATTGAAAGAGGTAGAAAACACATGGTTGTTATTAAATTTCCAGAAAGTCATAGTGATGTTTATGATAAATTCAATGAAGGTAAATACAGTAAAATGTATTGTAAAGATGAATTAGAACAATTTTTTCCAAAAGATTCGGAAGCTAAAAAAGTTTTAACTAAATCTTTAAGTATGAGAGACATATTTATCAAAAAAGTAAATGATTCATTTGGTACACTTTTGACACATAATGACTTGAAAGGAGAAGGAATAGAATATGACTTCCCTCCTGAAAAACAAAAAGAATTTTTTAATTATAAGAACCTTGAGGAGTAAAGGAAACCTCTAATCTTTATTATGAATAATAATGCAAAACTAACAAAAGCTGTACAAGAAGTTACAGGTTTGACAAAAGATGAAGCTGAAAAAAACATTCAAGCTGTATTAACTTCTTGTAAAAATCTTGCTATTGAAGATGGTAAATTAACCATTCAAGGTTATGGTACTTTCTCAAATGTTAAGAAAGCTGCAAGACAAGGTAGAAATCCTAAAACAGGAGAAACTCTTACTATTGCTGCAAGAGAAGTATTTAGTTTCAAAGGAGCTAAATAGTTTTATAAATTATAATCAAAGTGAAGTAGAAATGCTTCACTTTGATTTTTTTAAAATTATAAATTATGTGGCAATCACTATTTAAAGTAGCATTAAATCCAGAATTTACTCCAGGATTTAAAAGATTCATAAGAGAACAAGTTACACCAGCAATGCAAAATGATGATAATATTTCTGGGAAATCTGGTCAATATGAAGTAGGTTTAATACAAGAATCTATGGATGAATCTAATGAAAAATTTGATAATCAAGATTTAATGGTAATGACTGAATTACATAAAGAATCTATAGAATTTGTAGAATTATGACACAAGAGGAATTTGACAAAGTAATTGAAAACAGATTACAAAAAATCAAAGAAACATTATTAATTAAAGGTAAAGAGTATATTAGAAATAATGACCCTTTACATAATTTTAATGTAGCAGCAAGAATAAATAATGTTTCAAGAGAAAAAGCATTATGGGGATTTGCTCTAAAACATTATGTATCATTTATTGATATTCTTAATGATATTGATAATAATATTCTCCCTTCTACTGAAAAAGTAGATGAAAAAATTGGAGATTTAATTAATTATCTTATATTATGTGAAGCATCTATTAAAGACAAAATTGAAGATTATGAATCATAAAGAGGAAAAAGCAATAGAAGCTCAAAAAATAATCCATGATATTAGAAACATTGTTACATCAGATGAAAAAACAAATTTAACTGTATGTAGTGATGATTATGATTTCATTAATTTCTCTACAAGAGAAAATGGTAATATTGGAGATGAAGAACACTCTGATATTGATTATCAAGATGCAAAAAGAATTGAGAAAATTCTTCTTGATAAATATAGAGGTAAAATATCTACTGATATTGAAACTGTTGATGAATGGGTACACTTAAATGTTGAAATAAGATGACAAAAAAGTATAAATTAATCAAAGAATATCCAGGTTCACCTAAATTAGGTACTATTGTGGATAGAAGAGGTGTTTTTGTATATTTTGATATAAATAGTCCTAATGTAAATATGACTGTTTCACAAAATTATGTAGAAAATTATCCTGAATATTGGGAAGAAGTAATTGAAAAGAAAGATTATGAAATTTTATCTTTTATGTGTAATCAAAACTTTAATGAGTTAATAAAAGGCGAAATTATTACCAAGCAAGAAAATGGTCAATATAAAGGTGATAATATTTTAACTTGGGAAGGAGAAGAAGGTCTTGTTAAGATGGAACATTGGTCTATTTATTCAGTTAAAAGATTATCTGATGGAGAAGTATTCAGTTTAACTAATAGAATTACTTCTGCTTTTACTAAATATCATATAAACAGAATAAGTATCATAAAAGATATAGTCTTCATTGATGGTTTAAAAGATTTATCTGAACCTAATGGTGGTAGAATACACTATAGATTAGAAAATATCAAAAAGGTAGAGTATCTATTTACAACTGTAGATGGAGAAGAAATTTATGAAGGAGATAATTATTGTGCTGTATTTTATGATTTTAAATATTTAGAACAAGAAGCAATAGAAAATTATAAGTTAGACAATGCTACTTGGAGATTTTCAACAAAAGAAGCTGCTCAAGAATTTATTTTACTTAACAAACCTTGTTTATCTGTTAATGATGTTATGAGTGCAGGTTATGGTATATGTAATCCTCATGCTTTACTATCAATTGTAAATTCTAAAATTAATGGAAAAACAAAAAATTAATCAAATCATTGGTCAAATAGAGAAATCTATTGAAGAAATTGAACTATCTTTAAATGAAGAAGAATTTAAAGATTATTGTGATAATGCTTATACATTAATTTCATATTGGAAACAACAAATTAAAATATTGTCAATAATGGCTAAATTAACACAAGAACAAAAAGAACATTATCTGAAAAATCCAGATGAATGTCCATATTGTTATTCAGGAGATATTACAGCATACCATCCAGATTTTGATACAAATTCTTGTAGTAGAATTGTCAAATGTAATGAAGAGGATTGTGGTAAAAAATGGGTAGATGTTTATGAACTTAAAGGTATTGAGGAATTATGATAGAAGTAATTAACAGATTAAAAGCTATGAAGCAATGGTCTGACAGAATAGGTTCTGATGAAATTGGTGAAATCAATGAAATGATTGCTATACTTGAGAAAGAAGTAGCTCATAACAAGAAAACTGCAATGGAAATTTCTAAAATTTTGACTGAATGACACCAAGTATAAAACAACAAACTGTATATGATACTTGGACTACTACAGACTATAACTTACTTATTCAATCAGTAGCAGGAAGTGGTAAAACAACTACTTTGATGGGTATTTTAGAAAGATGTGAATATAGAACTTTATTTTTAGCTTTTAATAAATCAATTCAAGAAGAAATTCAAGGTAAAATTGAACAGAATGGATATGCACATGCTAAAGCTATGACTATCCATTCTTTAGGTTTACTTTCAATTAGAAATCATTATGGTTCAGGAAATGTTATTATAAATAATAACAAATCTTGGCAACTTATGAAAGATTTAGAAAGGTTTAATAAAAGATTATTTGGTTCACTTATTTGGGAAGAAAGAGCTAAAATTAGTATGACTATTATGGAAATGAATGACTTGTCAAGAGTTTTTCTTACCAATGATATGAAAGAACTTTTTGGTTTTATGAAACAGATGGACAAATTTTATTTTGAACATCCAAATCTTGAACAATTATGGAATGAATTTATTACTTTAAGAGAGCAAACTTATACTGGTAGTAAAATTGAAATTGATTTCAATGATATGATATATCTTGTTGTAAGAGAGAAGATTATGATAGCAGTTCAACCTTATTATTTAATGATTGATGAAGTTCAAGATTTAAGTTTTGCACAACATCAATTTATTCATTTGCTGGTAAATCAAGGTGATATAGAAAAATGGGTCAAAATTGGAGATAGAAGACAATCAATTTATGGATTTTCAGGTGCTTATGGTAATTCTTTTGATTTAATCAAAGAAGAACCAAATGTAATTGAATTACCATTAGATGTTTGTTATAGATGTCCTCAATTAGTTGTAGATGAAGCAAATAAAGTATATAATGTAATGGAAGGATTTAAGCAAGAACCAGGAATTGTTGATAACATTACAGATGTTTCATTAATTCAAGAAGGTTCTATGGTTATTTGTAGAAACTCTACTCCTCTTATTGATTTATACTTTCAATTATTATCATTGAATAAAAAAGTATTTATTAAAGGTGATGATATTTTAGCTTCTATAACTAAATTCTTAAAACCATATTCTTATAAAACTGTTGATGAAACTAAAAGAAAAATAGCTTCTGAATTAACAAGATTAGAAAGAATTGAAAATAAGAATGATGATGAAAGATTCAAACTTTATAGATTGAAACAAAATTATTCTAATTTTATTCTTTTAATAACTCATTTAGTTATTGGAGATAACAAAATAGAAGTTTTATTACAATCTTTAAAACAATTATTTGCTGAAACAGATGATGAATCAGTTATTACATTATGTACTATTCATAAATCTAAAGGATTAGAAGCTGATGTAGTATATATTTTAAATGAATTTTTAATTCCATCTAAATTTGCTAAATCACCAATGCAATTAGAACAGGAACAAAATTTAAAATATGTAGCAAGAACCAGAGCAAAAAAGGAACTTTATTATTTAATAATAAAATCAGAAGATGAGTAAACCAAAAGAATGTATAAATTCTAATTGTAATAAAATAATTTATGTAGAAGATTGTAATCTACATTTACCTTTACAATGTGAAGATTGTATCAATAAAAAACTTAAAGATGAGTGATATAACAACTAAAGAAAAAGTGCAAGGTATAAAAATTATATTAGGTGCATTAGAAGAAGGTTTAAAAGAATTACATGCAGAAGGTGTTGTATGTAATTTTACAATAGCTACTGATAAAAAAACAGTATCTATAAGTTCTGAAAAAGAATTTAGTATAGAATTAAAAGCAACAATAAATCAAGAACTATGATTAGAGCAGAAATAGTTGGGCATTCAAAAAGTCCACAAGGAGATGAATTAATTACAGTATTGGCAACATTTCCAAGACATATTTTAGCAGAGGTCAATACTCACAGAATGTTGAGTAAAAATACCTCATCAAGTAGAGCAATTCCATTTGATAAACTGTTAGAAATGGTACAAGAAAATCCTTTTATTCCTATTGCTTGGCAAAAAGAACATAAAGGAATGCAAGGAACTGAATATTGGGAAGGAGAACATGAAATACTTGATTTAAGAGAAAGTTGGTTAATCTCAAGAGATAGAGCTATAGAAGGAGCAAAAGATTTACATGCTAATAAAGTAACTAAACAACTTTGTAATAGATTAATAGAGCCATTTATGTGGACTACTATGTTAATTACTGGTAGTAGAGAAGGTTGGGATAATTTCTTTAGATTAAGAAACCCAGTCTATGAGATTGATTTAGATAATCTTGAAAGTTTAAAAGATTAAAATTTTGTACTTTGGGATAATTTCTTTATCTTTGTAAAAATTTATAAAAGATGAAAAAATATTATGTTTATCAACATATAAGAGAAGATAAGAATGAGATATTTTATATAGGTATTGGTACAAAATCTAAACAAGATTTAAAATGTAGTACTTATAGTAGAGCTTATTCTAAACACATAGATAATAATATTTGGCTTAAAATAATTGATAAAACTAATTGGAAATTTGAAATACTTTTTGAAGCTGATGATAGAAAAGAAGTAGAACAGATGGAAATAGATTTAATTGCTAAATATGGTAGAAAATGTGATAAAACAGGTTGTTTAGCTAACTTAACTTTAGGTGGAGAATCTAATTTAGGGTATAAACATACTCAAGAAGCTATACAAAAAATCTCTGAAAAAGCCAAAAGAAAAAGAGGTTATTCTAATATTAATTATACTCCTGAATTAAAACAAAAGTTATCTAATATTCAAAAAGAAATTGCTAACAAACCTGAAAAAATTGAATATAGAAGAAATCTTGCTAAAGACAATTCATATAGGTCTATCTCAGCTTCTTTAGAAGATTTAGAAACAGGTAATATTTGGAGTGCAAAATCCATAAAAGAGTTATCTAAAATTTGTCCAATAGCTTATCCAACTCTTATTAGAATGAAAAAACAAGACCCAAGATGTAAATTGTATAATAAATATAAATTAATAGTGTATGAAAAATAATGTTGTAGGACACCAATATGAGTTGTCTAATTTTGAAAACAAAGACCAACAAGGTCAAATTTTACAATTTATTCACAAAGAACCAAAAGAAGAAGGTTCTACTGAATTAGTTACTATTGCTGATGGTACTACAAATGAAGAAGTTTTAGAAGTATTGATTGACAGAATGAATTTCTTACAATCTAAATTTCCTTGTAGAGAAAATGCAATTGTAATCACAAAACTTGAAGAATCTTTAATGTGGCTTAATAAAAGAACACAAGATAGATTGAAAAGGAATGTAGAAGGAAAACAATTAAAGTAATGGGTAATATAAAAAGATTTTCAAGTAGAAAAGAAGTTACTGAATTTCTTTCTACTAAAGGTATAGATACTTCAAATTGGTCAGAAGAAAAGTGGCTATCTCTAAATAAAGGTCAAGCTGAAATTCACATGATGGCACTTGCTGAATGTATTTATGATGCAGTAAATGAATCTACTCCAAGACAATTAAAAGCTGGTGAATGGCATGTTCCATTTGTAGATAGTTTTGAAAGTTATTCTAATGCAAATGCTGATGATATTGATAAATTAGTAAAAGATTTTCAATTGAATGATATTAAAATTTCAGTAGCTATGGCAGCAAGAACTTCTTATACAGTAGTAGGAGAAGAAAAAGAAATCAATTATGAAAACTTAATTGGTTTGCATGATAGATTATTAACTCAAGACCCACCTCATTCAAGTCCTTTTGAACATTGTGCAAGAGCTATGAGTGATGAAGAATACTTTACTGCTGTAAAGACTGTAAAAGGATTAAACAGAGAAAAAGCAATTGTACAAAAAGATTTGGGTTGGTGTAATAATCTAAAAGGATTTATAAATTATCGTTATTTTGTAGATAATAATATAAATTTGTAGTATATTTGTAAAAATTTTAAAGGTTTTTATGAAAGTTATAGGTATTTATAAAATTACGAACTCTATAAATAATAAAATTTATATTGGCTCTTCTGTAGATATAAAAGCAAGAAAGTATTTACATCTTTCAATGTTGAAGAATAATAAACATCATTCCCCTATACTACAAAGAGTATATAATAAATATGGAAAAAATAGTTTAAAATTTGAAATAATAGAATTATGTAAAGAAATAAATTTATTAGAAAGAGAACAATATTATATTGATACCTTAAAACCTGAATATAATTGTTGTCAAATAGCAGGAAGAACAAATGGTTTGATAAGTAATAAAAGAAAACCTATTATTCAATATGATTTAGATGGTAATTTTATTCAGGTTTTTAATTGTTTACAAGATATTATGACTACATTAAGTCTTACTAATAGCTCTAAAATTACTAAAGTATGCAGATTAGAAAGAAGAAAAGCATATAATTTTGTTTGGAGATATTTAGGAGATGATTTTATTCCATTTTCTTATAGAAAAAGAAAAGGTGTAAGTATTGCAGAAATAAATGATAGAGGAGAAATAATTAAACAATGGGAAACAATTAAAGAATGTGCTGAAGAGTTAAACACTACTTCTTCATTACTTTGTAATATATTATCTACTAAAACAAGAGCTAAAACATTTAAAGGTAAAATTTTTAAAAGAATATAAACACTAAACTTAATTTAAAAACAAAAATTATGAAGGTAATTGGTAGAAGAGTTCTTGTAGAACAAACAATGACTAAAAAACAAACTAAAATTATATTAACTGGTAAATCTGCTCCAGAGGAAACATTTGATATAACTTTTAAAGTTTTACAGTTAGGAGAAGAATGTCCAGAAGGTGTTATAAATATAGGAGATGTACCTATTTTTACAAAACATGTGGATTTTCATGGAGCAAAAATTATAGAAGAAACAAAAGATGTGAAAACTGTTTTACATACTATTGTATTCTATGATGAAATTATTGGTGTAGAATAACTAAAAATTCAAAATGGAAAAAATTAAAACAATTGCTGATTATCAGCAATTAGCAAAAAGAACTTGTGTAGATTTAGAATCTTATGACAAGAATCAAAATCACATGTGGTTAGGAATTACTACAGAAGTTGGAGAAATACTTGATGTATGTAAAAAGAATTTAGCTTATTCAAAACTTGTTGATGTAGTTAATATAGGAGAAGAAATTGCTGATAAAATGTGGTATATTGCTAATAAAGCTAATCTTGAAGGATTAATTTTATTAGATGATATTACAGAAGTTGATGAGACTTTATGGTTGAATCTATGTAGTGTTTATGATGATTTTATTAAAATTCCTGAAAGAACTACTGATGTTAAAGTTAATTTTACTATTCAATTTTACAAAGATTTCTTTGGTAATCTTGATATGTTGAACACTTTTGATTTACTTACAGTAACTAAATTTCTTTCTGATTTTTGGCAATTTGATTTTTATCAATTACTTACAAATAATATTAACAAATTACAAGTAAGGTACCCTGAAAAATTTACTAATGAAGCTGCTTTAAATAGAAATTTAGAAGCTGAAAGAGTGGAATTAGAAAAATAATCTTATAGAGGAGTAGAAATACTCCTCTTTATAAATATCATATTATGCTAACAGAATTAAAAGAACAAGCTCAAGAATTATTAGATTTTGGAGATTCAAGAGAAAAAGCTAAAGGTTATGGTATGATGAAAGTCATAGAATTAGTTGAAAATGATTACTATCCAAAATCTCGAAGTATATCTTGGTCTGTAGAAGACCTTAAACATCAAGCTGAAAATTTAAAAGGTTTTAGTCCTGATTTAGATTTTGATGAGACAAAATTTGAAGAAGTTTTAGAAATGATTATTCATAAACATGATGCCAATATTGGTATTAATTGGGATGTCATTCAAATTTATTTAATGGAACATTGTAAAAAATAAAAATATGACAACACTTGAACAAATAGAATTTGAAAAAGATTTAAAAATAATGAGAAAAGTTTACATTATCATATCTATTATAGTAATTGCTATATTATTATTTAGAGGATGTGAAATGGAAAGACAAGGTGGTATATCAGTAGCATTAAATCAGAGTTTGAAAGATAGTTTAAATACTTATAAAACAAAAGATGGTTTAAATGCTGCTAAAATATCAGTATTTGAAGCAGATAAGGAAAAAGATTTCATTAGTTTAGCTACAAAAGACACAACTATACAAAAATTACAGAAACTTGTAGAAAGTAATAAATCTAAAATACATAGACAAGGTAGCATATCAATTATCAACACAGAAACAAATGTAGGTACTACAGTTGCAACAAAAGTAATAGATAGTATATTACCATCAGATTCTATAAAAAGTCCTGTATATGCTTCTAATTTCAATTTAAAAGGTTGGATAAAAGGAAGCACAATTGCTACAAAAGATAGTACCTCAATAAAACTTACTTATAAAGAAGAGTTAAATCTGATTATAGGTAAAGAAAAAACAGGTTTTCTTGGGTTAGGTAAAGGTAAAACCTTTGCTGATGTAGTATTATTAAATCCTTATAGTGAAGTAAAGCAAATGAGAGTTTATAGTACAAAAGAACCAGCAGCTAAAAGAATAACAATTGGACCAGGTGTCTATTATGGAATTGGAAATAGCTTTCAACCACAAATATTTATTGGGATTGGTGTAACTTGGAAATTAATTGCTTTTTAATTATGAGTTTACATGAAACAGTTTCTAATAAAGAAAGACCTTGTTATAAATGTATTGAATCAATTAATACTATGGTAGATTATTATGGTATGCAGCAATTAAGAGATAAGTTTAATATAGGTTGGGAATATTCTATTAGTTATGTAGAATCAAGAATTAGAAATCCAATTGAAATTAAAAAACATTTTATAATTTTAGAATGATGGAAGAAGTTATTTGGTGTTATTCTCTGAAAGACCATAATACAATCTTTATTTTTAGAAGTTTACCTCATAAAGAAATTGAAATAGATTTAAGAAATATCTTTAATTCTATAAATGAAAAAGGTATCAAATTAACTGTCAATGAAGATTTATTATTAAAATCTTTACTAACAGATTATAGTCAAACTCATAGGTGTAAAACTTGTAAATATCTATTAAAAACTCAACCAAATAAAAGAATTATGCATAAATGTGCTGTAACTGGAAAAGATGTTACTTTACAAATGAAAGCATGTAAAGAATTTAAAGAAAATTAATTATGGTAGATAATTTAAAATTAATATTACCTTTCTTAAAATTTGAATCAGCAGATGATTTTTATTATCTTCAAGTTTTACAGAGAAAGAAAGAGAACCCTCAAATCGGTAGTAATAGTAGAGTAATTAAAAATTACTATATTAATTCAGAAGAATATTTAATTAATCATTATGATGAAATTAAAAAACTATGTGAAGTTTTTAATGCAAGAGCTTCTATTAGATTAAATAAAAGGTCTTATGAAGAAGTAGGATTTAAAACTATGGTAAATGTAGCTAATACAATGTCTAATAGAGAATATCAATTTCTTAAAGCATCTTATGATAGAGCTTGTGGTTTAGGTCATAATGATGATGAAAAGAAATGGATTCTTGATATTGATGGAATAATGAACTATAATGAAATTTTTAGGATGGAGGAAATAATTGAAAAAGCAGAACCACCTCATAAAAAGATTATTGTGTATATTCCTTCTAAATCAGGTTTACATCTTATAACTAAACCATTTGATTTAAGAGAATTTACTTCTCATTATCCAGAAATTGAAGTTCATAAAGATAATCCAACTAATTTATATATTCCTTAAAATGAATACAGTAGAAAACAGAAAATCAGATTATGTTTGTGTTGAATGTGGTGTACCTTATTTAACTGATAAACAAAAAGAAGAAGGAGGTTGTACTACATTTCATAAAGGAATTTGTGGTATATGTGAAGAAGAAAAATCTATTACACATATAAGAACTTATAATTATTTACAAAAAAAAGATAAATAATTTTTTTATTAAATAAAACTTTATATATTTGCAGCATGAAAACAAATCAATCATATCAATTCAATTTTAACCATGAGAGCAATCTCAAGGAGGATGATTTGGTATAATTAATATTTATATCTTGTTTAAAAATCCTCTACTGACATAGAGGATTTTTTGTTTTGGGAGTAATTCTTTGGAGAAACCAGCTCTGTAAAAGCTCAAATAGTAGGTTCGATGCCTTCTACTCCCACAAAATAAATTGGTGATTAGCTCAATGGTAGAGCATCTGACTGTTAATCAGAAGGTTGTAGGTTCAAGTCCTACATCATCAGCAAACAGATAGTGTTCCCTGATATACGGAGTAAGCAACTGTGGATAAACTAAATAGGCTACAATTAATGGGAAAAATAGTATATCAAATTAAATCTATGGTGTAATGGTAGCACAACAGTTTTTGGAGCTGTTTGTATTGGTTCAAATCCAGTTAGATTTACAATTTGCTGCATTAGTGAAGGGGTTATCACATCACACTTTCTATGTGAGGTCAGGGGTTCAAATCCCCTATGCAGTACAAAAAATAATAAATAACCTACCCAATGGTTTTGTATGAGTGGTTGGAAGCAATACAACATAAGAATTTTGATTAATTCGGTATTTATTATTTTATAAGGGAAGATAGCATAGGTGGTCAATGCACTGGTTTGAAGAACCAGCCATTCAGGTTCAACTCCTGGTCTTCCCACTAAACTACAAGATTTAGGATAGGTAGGAATCCTATAATTAAAAGATGTTCACCCTAATGAGTAGTTTTTTACACAATATAAATGCACACATTTTCCATTTTACTATATTTTCGGAAAATGTGTGCATTTTTTATTACCTCACTTTTACTTTTTTTTATTCTTCATCTACAGATTTATTTTGCTCTTCATCATAATTATCTCTGTCTATTTTAAATTCATCTCCAAGTTCTTCTTTAATTTCTTTATCAATTACATCTTGTTCTACTTCTGGTAATTCATCATATTCTACATTATTTTCTGTTTCATATTCTTCAAGAAGTTCTTGTATTTTTAATTGTTTTTCTTCTTTCAATTCTTTCTTATCATCTTTAAAGTCAGAATTAAATATACCATCTAATCCTTCTGATTTATCCCATTCAGTAAGCATAGAATTTTCAAATCCAAATCTATAAGTATCATGTCCTAAATCTCTAAATAAAGCAGGTACAAACATTGATGCTGCTGCATTTCTTAATTTATTTTGTCCTTGTCTTGGTCCTTTTTGAATTTCTTCTGTAGGACTACATAAAGCAACACCTAACTTTATTATACTTTTTAATTGTCCTTCAATACCACCTTCTGAACCAGCTTTCCATAAAGCAGCAGGGTCTGTACCAAATGAAGATTCATTAAATGTACCAGTAATCATATTTTCAAGAAAATTATAAGTATGATTTCCTTCTGCTCTTCTTAATTTTTGAGCTTCATATTTAGCTCTTTGTTCTGTACCTTCTTCTCCTTTTGGTTCATCATCTTCATTATCTTTAAGAAATGCTTGAATAGCAATCTTAACTAACATAAGTATAGCTAAATGTTGCATATTTCTACCCATTGCTCTTAAATCTTTCTTTTCTTGGTCAGTAAGATTATGTTCAGATTTAAACTCAACAGGTTTTATAAGTTCTTTACCAAATATAGTATTTATAGGCATTTCAGCTAAAGCAACAGGATTAATCATTTTTAACCAATACATTGCTTGTTGTACTATAGCAATAGGTTCAGTATTATTAACTAATGTTGTGTTTCTATTTTTATGTGCTATATATTTTGTATAACCAAATCCAAATCCTAAAGAAGCAACAAAACCAGCAATCAAAATAGGTGAAGCTGTTACCATTCCTAATGCTCCTGTAGTTGCTAACATTAAACCAGCAGCAACAGAAGTTTTCTTATTAAGTAAACTTGATAACATAAAACCTGTTTCAATTTCTCCAGTAAGAACATTTTTTTGTTGATATTTCCATCTTGCTCCTATGTATTCTGGAATCCAAGTTTTAAAAGTCATTAATGGTCTTGTAAATAAGCTACCTTTAATTCTTGTAACACCTTCTTTAGTATAATCTCCATTCATACTATTATTCATAGCTCTAACATTTAACTTCCAATCAGAAATATTTTTTGAAGTCATAGTAATTAAATGTTCTCTATTTGTTGGAGTATCAAATTCAGGTTTTAATTCTAAAACACCATTGTTATTAACATAAGGTATAAAATCACTACCATTAAATAAAGGATATTTAGCAGGATTTCCATTAGCATCTTTTTCAGTAGCATGTTCTATTTCAACATCCATAGCCATAGCTAATATACCTTTAGCTTGATTTCGATATTCTACTTTTTCTGTAATAAACATAGGTTGCATCCAACCAGCTCTATTTTTTATTTCAGCTTCTGCTTTCTGTAATTCATTAGTTCCTGTTTCAACAATACCTAATTTCTCTATAAATAATTTAGCTGTTTCCCATTTTTGTTTATAGGTAGGATTAACATGTCTTATTGAACCTAAATCAACAAAATGTTGAACAGGATAAATATTACCTCTTTGCCAGAATACTCCATCTCTATTTAATGTAGTAATAAAACCTTGTTTATAGTTATTTACTCCAGCAAGTAAATTATATCCTAAACCTACTTTTACTCTTAATTTATTTACTATATTATCAAATAAAGCACTAATCATATAGTCTTTACCAAGTAATTCAATTCTTTGGTGTAAAGCAGCTTTTTCAATATTTAATTGTTCAACTTTTTTAGGAGAAGTAGTTTGAGAAATTTCATTTTCTAACTGTTTTATTCTCTCAATAGCTGAATCATAGATACCTTTTTCTTCTTTATTGAAATTCTTATAAAATATTTTACCTACAACAGGAGCATTAAAATGTTCTTTGTTTAATGAGGTTCTTAATATTGTACTAATATTATTTACTCCTCCTGGATGGTCTTTTTGATTTTTATTAAGAATTACTTTTTCATAGAAGAAATCTTGTCTTTTTAGTTCATTTTCTCTTACATCATCTTTTTTTTGATGCCAACCATTATCTTTTGTCAAAATGTCAGCACTTTTCATTCTATAAATGTTTGTCTCATTTTTTGATGCTGCTCTTGCTTTATGGTCTGCTGATAACTCTAACAATCCTTTTATTACTGCTGGTAAATTCAAAGATTGTTGTTCCATATTCTTTATTTTAGAAAATATTTTCAAATCTCCTGCTCCAAATATACCATTTGTAGAATCTAAATTATCTAAAAATTCAGTAGCATTTTGCATACCTGTAACAGCAAGTATTTTATCTTGTTGTTCTAAAGATAAGGAGTTCCAATGTATTACTGTGTTATCCATCAAGGTTTTACCTAAAATATTAGATACATCAGTTTTTAATAAAGCAAAATCTTTACTTACCTCACTTTCTATTGTTTTTATTTGATGTGCAAGTTGAACATATTCTGATTCATTATGTTTATAATTCTTTGCACTAATTATACTTTTAAATAAACCAAGTAAATTAGTGTATTTACTAAATGCTTCTTTCAACTGTGTTTTAAATGATTTATCTAATACTTGTTTAGTTATACCTTCTTTAAAACTCAATATAGAATTGTGTTTTACTTTTAAATCTGAATCTACAAGATTTTCATTTATTAGTTCTACACCTTGTTTCATTCTTTTCCAGAAATCATACATAATTGGATTGTTCTCAATGTCTTTAAAATTTTCATCAAAAAATCCTGTATCTATTCCTAAATTATTTTGTACTTTAGGAATATAACCATTAAATTTTATATAAGAAGGTTTTGCATCTTTTTGAGTACCATAATTAAGTTCTACCATACCAGATTGACCAGCATAAAAAGAATCAAGGAAGGCAAGAGGACTGATTCTTTGTAATGAATTTTCTATACTTTCTTTTGCTACTGCTGATAATTGAGATTGGTCATTTACATTTTCATCTGCCAATTTGGCTTGTATAATTAAACCTGCTTCATTTAGATACTTATCTAATAAGTTTCTTTGATTTTCCACAGCTTTTTCATATTCTTCTTGTCCTATTTTTGCTATAATTTCTTGTTTATAATTATCAGCTTCTTGAGTTGTTCCTCTTTTAAAACTATCATAAATAGGGTCATCAAAAATATCATGTAATAAAGTAAAGTTTAGAAATTCTACCTTATCATTCAAATCATTGAATTTATTTTTTAATAATCTTTCTACTTCTGCCCAATCTTTTTGACTTCTTGCTTGATACAAATCTTCTTGATATTTTTTTTGAAGATTATGTATAGTATTCTCATAAGTTTTTGAAAACTTACTAATTAGCTCTGGTTCAGCAATTTTATCTTTTCTATATAACCAGTTGTAATCAAATACTGTTTTTTTTCTAAATGTAAAGAATTTACCTTGTCTTTTTAATTCTTCTTCAATAGCAGGAAGACCATTATTAATACTTTCAATAATAGGTTGAATTTTATTATTTTGAGTTTGTTTTTCTCTCTTATATTCTAATGTAATCAATTGGTCAATAATATTATTTTCTGATAATAAATTAGTACCTTGAGTAAAGAAATAAGATTCAACTTTGTTTATATCTTGTAATTTATTTAATAATTCCTCTTTAATTTCTTCCAAAGTTAAACCAGGATATAATTTAGATAAATTATCTTCATTCTTTTCTAATAATTGTAAGAATATATTATCTACTGTTTCATCAATATTGTTTTTAGTTTTCTCTAAATGTGTTTCTATATAATCAATTATATCTTGTACTTCTTTTTCAAACTCTTGTTTGCTATTTAATGCAAAAACATCAGTATCTTTTGCTTCCGATTTTTTAGTTTTTTCTAAATAATCAAACATAGTTTTTGCTAAAAATACATTATCTAATGTAGGATTTGCTAATAGTTCATTTATGGTCTGAATATCTTTCTCAAAGAAATCTCTGATTAATGAAACTTTATCAATGTTACTATTAAAATCTTTAATATCTTTTTCTAAAGAATCTTTGATTAAATTGAATTTAGCTAATTTTTTAGTTATTTCAACTGAATCATGTAATCTTTTATCATTATATAATCTGGTAATAGTCTTATCAACATTAATAAGTAATTTTCTTTTGTGTTCAAGAACATCATTATAATTAGGTTGTATAACAGTTTTTGATACAGGAGTATTTGTACTGTTACTTGGCATATCTTCAAAATCATCTTCTGTAAATGTTGGAGCTAAATCATTTAATTCATCATCTAAATTTTGAATTTTTCTACCTTCATTTCTTAAATCTTTTTCAGCTTTTGTTCTTGCTTCATTATAATCATTTAAAACTTTTTCAAATTTTTGAAAATTTTCAGCATTGTATTTTATATGAAAATTTGTTATATGACCATTTTTTGCATCAGGTGTTTTCACATGATTCAAAGTCATCAATTCATCTGTAAAACCATATTTTTCTTTAGCTAATTCATTATAGTCTTTAATTAATTGTTCAACCTCTGTGTAGTTCTTTTCATCTACCAGATAGCTTTTTTCCTTTGAAACAAGACCTTTATCTACAAGGTCTTGTTTTACATTATTTAATGGATTACAACTCATAATCTTTTATTTACAATTAAATGGGTCTTCTTTTTTATTTTGGTCAAAGATAGGGAAATTATTTTCAATCATATCATTTTCAGCAAAACCATTATCTCCTATAGTAAACTGAACTTGATTTTTATCAGATAATGGAGCATACTGAATACTTTGTGCTTGAGTTTTTTCCATTTCCATAAATACATCATTAGGTATATTTTCTACACTTTCAATTTCTCTAAAATTATTTTCCATTCTAATAAATTGCATTGAAGCCATAATAGATTCTTTAGCTACACTATTATTAATCAATCCTGGATAAACACTATTTAATAAATTTAAAATAGCATCAGATAATTTTGCCCATAAAGATTTATCAGTAGCTTTATATTGTATTTTATTCATCTCTTCTTGAAACATTGGAGATGTTAAAGCAACTGTAATAAATTCTTTAATGTTAGTACCAGCATAGATTAAACCTAATTCTCTTTCAGTATATTCAGTATTAGAAGGTAATGTTTGACCAGTTTTTTTAGCATTATCTATAAGAGCTTTTTTCTCTATTAATGCTGTTATTTCTGGTTGTAACAATTTTTTAAATTCATTAAATACTATTACAAGATTAGTAACATGTTTAGGAGCATCAGCTTTTACATTTCCTGCTTCATCAAAATAATTACTTAATTCTTTAACTGTAACAGTATGAATAACTTCATGTAATAAAGTCATAGCTGCTTTATCATCTGATACATTTAATGTATGAGTAGGATTTAAAGTAACATCTTTACTATTTTTTGTTGTTCTTCCTGCTGCATCTAAATTATAATCTAATACTAATTTATCATTTCCAATTATAGGTAATAACCATTTAGCAGCTTCTGTTATATGAGAATATTCTGCTGATAATTCAGTATTTGCCACCTGATTCAATAAATCTTTTACAGAAGTATTTTCATCAACTTTAAATGTTTTTTTGCTTACATTAGCTATATTATCATCTGTTGCAATATTAGGTGTTACATTTTTTTTCAAATTCTTGATAGAAGAAACATTATCATTACCAAATTCATATTCACTAACTCCCATATTACCCAATGTATCAATTTTTTGATATAAACCATTACCTATATGTTCAAATAAAGAAACTGATACAGGCATATTTCTTTTATTATCTTTTACAGATAATAAAGCTGGATATTTTTTATCTTCTACATTGTACTCAAAACTATTTTGTTTTTTATTTTTAACATTCTTGAAATTAGCTTTTGGAGCTTTACTTGGGTTATGTTGGAAATATTGTTTAGTAAATGTACTCATACTATCTTCTTTGATACCTAACACTTTACCAAATAGATTAATAGAACTGTTATGTTTAGTATTAAACATTTGCAATTTTTGATTTGCTGCCATAAACACATCTCCTTGATATTGACCCATACTTTCAAGCATTTCAATAGGAACAAATTTTGCAAATTCAGTTGCTTTTTGAATACCTCCTTGTAAGAAAGAATAAGCTACTAAATCTTCTGCCAAATCTGCTGTAGAATAAGGTTGTCCATTTCTGAAAGGTAATTGTTTATTAGCCATAACCAATTCAGGAATAGCATTATACAAATTCTCTTCATCTAAATTATCAGTAGCTGTATTATTATATTTGATTAATGATAATTCATCTTCTCCTAATCCTGTTTCATATTGAAAACTTTTTAATAAAGCATTTTGAGACATTTCTTTTATTCCTTTCTTAAATTGTTTATCATCATTTTTAGATAAATCTTTTAAGTAAGTAGATAAAGAAGTATTATTTTCATCATCAATAAACAATTCATATCTTTTAGCTTTTGGGTCAATGTTAAATACATTATTTCCTTTTCTTGAATAAATTAATTTCTTAATGTTTTCAACAATTTCTTCAAAATTTTCAATTATAGCATTATCAGAAATATTTTCTTCTTTACCTTGAATTTTCAATATCTCTTTCACAACATCATTTATTGACTTATCTTGATATGGAAAGAAATCTCTATATAAAGTATTACCTAAATGTAAACCATTGATTACAATTTGTCCTTGTGGTGTTCTTGGTGTAACATAATAGTTTCCAATCATATAACCACCACTTTGATTTTCAGATGTATCAGAATAATCTCCAATTAATAAATGAGCATTTGTAATAACTCCATTATCAGGAAGTTTTTTCAAACCTTCATATTTTAATTGTGATTCAATCATAGATTTACCAAGAGTATTAGTATTAATAACTTTTTGAACTTTAGCAACTTTTTTAGCTTCTTCTTCTAATGTTAAATATACATCTAAAGCAAGTAATTGCATTGCTCTATCTTTACCATTGTTTTCTATTCCTTCTAACATTTTTGTACCTGTTAAAGCACTTGTATCAGAAGTTTTCCCTAATGCTCCTTGATTTTTATCTGTTCCTTCACTAACCATTCCAGTACCTAATTCAAAAACAAATTCTGAATTTGCACCATAAGATTCAATTAAATCATTGATTAATTTTTTATCATTTATAAATTCTCCTAATACTCCTTTACTTTCTTTTCTTCTTTGATTTAATTCTTTAATAATTGGTTGAGATAATAATAAATAAGAAATAGAATTACCATTTTCATCTTTACCAAATCCTCTCAATGCTGTATTAGCATCTACATTGATAGTAAATTCATCTACACCAACTCTACCAAGAACTTGCTCTTTTTCATTATCAGTACCAGTATTAATTTTTTCATCAAATGCTTCTGAAATATTTCTTTGGTGTTTTTCTCTCCATTCTTTTAATTTAGATTCAGACAAACCTGTTGGTTCTATATGTTGTATAGCACCAAGTTTCCCATCACTAATAAAATGACCAATTTGAATAGTTTTTGGATTACCTAAATCATCTTGAATATAAATATCTTCTCCTTGATGTTGTTGAAGTAAAGCATTAAATGTACTATAATTAGCATATACTCCAATAGCAACTTTACCAATAGCTCCTAAATTCATTTTACTTTTTTGGTAAGAATTTGTAAGCATTGTAAAATTCAATTGGTCAGCTTCATACATCTCATTAGCTTTTAAATCAGATAATGTAGCATCTTTAGCCATATATTCAGCAATCATCTTGTTTCTGTAACCAGCTTCATTTAATTTTTCTAACTGTTCAGCTTGACTTTTTGCAAAATCAATA